AATGAAGACTGGTGAAAAATCTAATATTGATCCTGATTTAGTAAAAGAGGCAGTAAAAGATTTTAAAGTAAGAAAACCAAAAACTCAAGGTGATAGTATTTCTCTTACACACACTATGAGAAAAGTAGGTAAAGATCCACAATCAGTAACAGACTCTAGATTTAGATTTTATGAAAAAGCAGGCCCAAAAGGCGGTTTAAAATCTATGAAAGAAAAAATTGCTGAAGCAAAAGCAAAAAGAAAAGGAAAATAATGGGAAAAATTAGTTCAGCTTGCAAAGCCGCAGCAAAAAGAAAATTTAAAGTTTGGCCTAGTGCTTATGCTTCTGGTTGGGGCGTAAGATGCACAAAGGCTGGAGGCCCAAGTAAATTTGGAGGCGGTAAAAAGAAAAAGTAATGGCTAAAGCGTATAGAGGAGTTTTAAAAGCTCGAATAAATAAACTATACGGTGGTGATGTTACTTGTAGTAAAGTTAAAAAGCTAAAGTCACGTAGAGAAGCTACTAAACGTGATGTGCAGCTTGCTAACTGGTTTATTAATATGCAAAATTGTAAACATGGCGGATCCAGTAAAAGGAACAGGTAAAAAACCAAAAGGTTCTGGTAGAAGATTATATACTGACGAAAATCCAAAAGATACAGTTAAGATTAAATTTGCTACAGTTGCAGATGCTAGAGCCACGTGTGCTAAAGTTAAAAAGATTAATAAACCATTTGCTCGTAAGATACAGATACTAACTGTAGTAGAGCAAAGAGCTAAAGTTGCTGGTAAAAAAGAACAAGCAGCTATAGCTAAAAGATGTAAAATGGCAATACGTAGAAAACATGGCAAAAAAAAGACCTGAGTGGAAAGATAGTAAATACGCTGATGCCAAAGGTAAATTTAAGGAGTTATCATGTGATTCCTTAGCTAGTTGGTTAATAAAAAGTAGAAAAGGTAATAAAAGAGCCATAATAGGTAGCTTAAACCAACAAATAGTTTTTAATAGAAAAAAGAGACCTAGCTATGCTAAAAAAATGGTATGTGCTAGAAATAAAGTAAGCAAAAGATTAGGAAATGCCAAAAAGTAAGATAAAAGGTGGCGGCACCAAAAAAGTTTGTTTACCATACGCTAAGTATAAAAGTATGAGTAAAGCTGAAAGGCAAAAAGTAATACGTGCTAAACGTACAGCTGCTGCTCAAGGAAAATATAAGAGATCAAGTAAGTCTAATGTAAAAGGTGCTCGTAAAAAAGGTGCTACACTTAGAGACTGGTTTCAAAAAGAGCGCTGGGTTAATATTGCCACTGGCAAACCTTGCGGAGAATAATACCGGCCCGGGTAAGGGCATAAACCAAATGTTAAATTTAAAACCAAAACCAAATGACATTTTTTTATTCGACTAAAACGTGGAATAGTCAACCACAAATTTCCAAAGAAACCGTAGAAGTTTGGAAGCATTTAGCTGACAAATCAAGCTGGAGAATAACCCAGCTACCAAATGGTTTTTACCAAACCGAGTACCAACATCCAAAGGAAGAAGATACTTGGATTGATGTAACCAGAAGAGAAACAATCGAAGGAGCAGAAGCTGCTATCGATGGATCAGTAGATCACTACGGAAAAAAAGTAGAGTTTCTTAATGGCCCAAAAGTTATTAAAACTTTTAAATAACATTAACTAAATTAAATTAAATTAAATGCAAAATCCACAAGACATTGTGAAGACGTTAAGCTTTGGTAGTAATGCTAAAGATAAAGTCTTTGCTGGGATAGATAAATTAACACAAGCTGTTAGCTCCACGTTAGGAGCTAGCGGTAAGTGTGTTATCTTAGAAGACTTCATGGGAAGACCTATGATTACAAAAGACGGTGTAACCGTGGCTAACTCTGTTAATTTAAGAGATCCTGTAGAAAATATAGGAGCTACATTAATTAAAGAAGCAGCTAGAAAAACTGTAAGCGAAGCAGGTGACGGAACAACAACTGCTACTGTTTTAGCTCATAGCTTATTAAAAGAAGCTAACAGCAAACAAACAAACGATAGCTTACGTAAAATAAAAGAAGATATTCAAAAAGCATGTAATAGCACCATTGAGTATCTTGAAAAAATTAAAGTACCTGTTGAAGGTGATATGATTGATCAAGTAGCAACAATATCATCAAACAACGATAAAGAGCTTGGATCTATTATAGGTGAAGCTTTTAAAAAGGTTGGTAAAAACGGTACTGTTATGATGGATGTTGATGGTAAATCAGAAAAAACAACTGTTGAGGTTGTATCAGGTTCACAAATAAATCAAGGATATGCTAATCCTAATTTTGTTACAGATACAGCTAAACAAACAGTAACATTAGAAAAGCCATTAATATTACTAGTAAGCTCACCAATAAGCATAGTTAGAAAAATACAAACTGTATTAGAATATGCTGTTCAAAATAATAGATCAATACTTATTATAGGTGAGTTAGAAAAGCAACCAATGGCTGCTTTAGTAATGAACAAGATAAAAGGTAACATAAAAGCTAGTGTGGTTGCACCACCTGGTTTTAACTTCTGGAAAAAAGATTTTTTAGATGATATAGCTGCAATAACAGGAGCTACACATATAAATGAAGAATATGGAGATGATGTAGATTTAATTACGCCTGATATGTTAGGTGAGTGTGAAACTTGTGTATCTGATAGTAAAACTACAGTATTAAAAATAGCTGAAATACCAGAAGAAGCTAAAGTTAGAATAAAAGACATTGAAGATCAATTAAAATCTTCAGACCCTAGTTTAAGAACAGAAAAGCTACAAGAAAGATTAGCTATATTATCTGGTAACGTTGCGGTTATATCTGTAGGTGCTAATTCAGATGTAGAGTTAAAAGAAAAGAAAGACAGAGTTGATGATGCAATACATGCTACAAAAGCTGCAGTAAAAGAAGGTATAGTTCCAGGTGGTGGTATAGCTTTATTAAACGCTGCTAACAGTATTGATAATAATAGTGATGGAGCTAGTATTTTTATTGAAGCTATAAAGCGACCATATAAAAATATACTTGAAAATGCTGGAATAGAAAACAGTGTACCAATAGTTAGAGAAGGCTTTGGTGTTAATGTAGTGACAGGTGACATGGTGCATATGGTAAAAGAAGGTATTATAGATCCTTTACTAGTAACTAAAAGCGCGTTGAAAAATGCAGTATCTGTTGCCTCAACAATATTATCAACTGATTGTGTAATTAGTAATATGAGAGAAGAATGAGGGCGATAGGTAATTACTTAGTTATAGAAGAAATAAAAGAAAAAGCTACTAAAACAAAAGGTGGTTTACTTCTTACAGATAAAATAAAAGAAGACATAAGGTATAGGCAAGGTATTGTAAAAAGCGTAGGAGATTTAATTCAAGGCGTTAAAACTGATGATAAGATTTATTACGACAAACACGCTGGGTTTAACATAGAAATAGATGAAAATATATTTCTTGTAATAAAACAACAAGACGTTGTTATAGTCTTGTGAGAAAATTAGAAGCTAAAGATCTTAGAAGCATAGGTTTGTTAAAGCATTATCGTATTATACGAAAATGGGCTTGTAAGACATACAATTTAAAAGATGCTGATCTAGAACTTCTAATTTACTTTGACTGTATGGAGTTGTTTACAAGAAAAGATTATATTGACGGGGTTTATACTTTTTCATGGGATAAAAATAGATGGGAACGTTTAAGACGTAATGACTGGATAACAGTTTGGAGACAAAGAAATAACACCACTCAAAAATATACAATATATAAAACATCATTTAAGTGTAGTCAACTTATAAGTAGAATATACAGGATGTTATTAGGAACAGAAGATTTACCAACTAGTATTAGAAGAAATAAAATAATGGAAGGTGGTTCTTACTCAGATAAAGTAATGATTAAAGCTATAAATTTAGTCAACAAAGATAAAAATAGATAATAATAAAAAAACAAATTTAAAATGGCATACGGAGATATAACAGGTAGTCCAGACGCTTATAGAGCGCCAGGAAAACCAGGTATACAAACAGTTAGAAGAGCTGTAATTCTAAAAGATGCTAGTACTATTGGTAGTGCTGCTATAAACTATTTAGATAACCTAAAAGATTTAAATCAACTTACAACAGTAGCTCATACAGAAAACAACGCGGGTTTGTATATAGGTACTGCTGGTAATGTATGTGTTAACCTTTCTGGTCAGAAAAAAATAATTGAAAACGGTAAAGCAACAGGTACGGCTGTAACAAATGATTTAGTTGATACTACGCAAAACTTTACTAGCACTGTGCAAAAAAGAGACTTAGTGATTAATACCACTGATGGTACTGTTGCTTTTGTAGGTGCTGTAGATAGTGATACTGCTCTTAGTTTAGTAGATGCTAGCAATAGCGCTGTTGATATTATGGCTGAAGGTGAATTATATGAAATACATAGACCAATAGTATTTCAAAACATAGCAGCTGGATCTTTTTTACCACTTGAAATTAGTAGAATTTTTGCTATCGCAACTACTGCTGATGATATAATGGCAATATACTAGAGCATGCCTTTAATAGGAATACGATCAAGCGTAACACATAGTAATCAGATAATAAATGCTGATACTAGGACAAGTGCGTTTAACTTGCGCGCAGACTTTACTGAACTAAAAGCTGATTCAAATCTTTTTACAGCTGATGCTAACAAAATGTAATACATAACACATGGCTAAACAATCTATAAACATAGGTTCAAGTGCTAATGACGGAACTGGCTCTACGCTGAGGGAAGCATTTGACATTTGTAACGATAACTTCACGGAAATTTACGGTGGTACAACCACAGCTTTTCAATTTAAAGCTGAGGGAACTAACTTCACAGGATCACTTCTAATTGGTCACGCGACTACTGGAACTATTTCATCTGCACAATACAATACTGGTATAGGTATAGCTGCGTTAGACGCTTTAACAGAAGGTGATCAGAACGTAGCAGTAGGTTATAATGTTTTAACAGCAACCAATACTGGTTATGGCAACACTGCTATAGGTGCTTATGCTGGAGATGCTTTAACTAGTGGTTATAGAAACGTAGCTATAGGTAATCTAGCTTTATCTACTGAAGACACTCATGGTTTTAACGTAGCTGTAGGTTACGCAGCGTTATTTTCACAAAATGCAGGAGCCGACGCTTATAATGTAGCTGTTGGAGCTAGCGCTGGTGCATCTATTTCAACAGGAACTCATAATACAATTGTAGGTGGAGAGGCAGGTGATGCTGTAACAGACGGTATTGAAAATGTTTTAATAGGTTACGCTGCTGGTGGGGCCTTAACTTCT